CAGTCAGCTACACAATGATCGTCTCGATAATCATTGGTGCCACCCAGAGATAGCTGGATGTCTAAGCATTGTTTGACCGCTGCCAGCGGTTCTTCGCTCTGTTAAACCCACAGAGCGTGAAGGGCGTCGGTCACACCCCGGAGACCGGTGGCAACCATCCCGACGGGACCAGGGATCATGGTGGCTCCACTGAGGGCGGAGTTCATGATTCGTTTTACCCGTTCCCAGAACGTGGCATTGTCCTTGCATGGCACAGCGACCGGCACATCATGCGCTATCTTGCGATACGCAGTCATAGCAGCCGGGTCGAGGCTTGGCGAATTGTGCGCTGATTGATATAGCGCAGACGTGTTGTTGACCTTGTACTCAATGCAGGCCCAGGTCTTGAGGACCGCAGAGTTGACCGCACCAACCGGAGAGGACACCTTGATGACAATGGCGTCCATTGAGCCCAGCCCGGTAAACGCGGAGGCAGCCGCCGCTCCAGCATTCAGGTAACAAAACTGTCCTGTCTGCGCGAGCGTCGTGGAAGCAGGGGGCAAAATTTGCACACCCTCCAGAATCGGAGCGAACTCGAATTCCGGCTCATTGTTTATCGATTGGCTGAACATCCCCTCGATGAAGCTGCCAGTGTAGTTGTCCTGGCTGACAGCGTCGAGAGCATCCAGTCCATTCAGAGTCCAAGAGGACTGAGAGATGGTGATCGGCGATGTTGTTGGTATCAACTGATCATAGGTGGCCAACTCCATCTTCACGGGTATCTTCCACACGCTGATCGAGCCAGCGAACTGCATCAGATTGCTCGTCGGGTATAACCCAGCGACCATCGACGCATAGCGAAAGGCCGTCACTTGGTTCGCCCTCGAGACCGCCGTCGTGCCGAACAAAGTCTGAAACCCAGGCATGGGGACAGCGTTCAGCGTCGTCACTGCAAGGCTTGCGCCAACAGCGACATCGACAGTCCAGTAGGCAACTCCAGGCGTCGGCAGGACCACGATATAAGTATCGCGGTTAGCCGTGAAGTTGAGAGCTTGGGTCAACACGTCTTTTCGCGGAAGGACTTTACCATCGAACGTGTCGGGGATGCCTTGACCCGGATCGTTGTTGAAATCCGGGGGTGCGAAAGCGCACTTAAGAAAGTTCTCCCCTGCCAGACTCATCCGCATTGCGGTTCTCTGGCGATTGCGGCGGCGCCTGGGCTTTGTGGGCTTTGGCGCGCCTGCGGGCTTTCTTGTTGCGTTGCGCTTTCTTTGACGGCGTTTCTGGGCCATCTTTAGCCTTGTGACCAGGTGGATTATCAGTAGCTTGCTGCTCTATTACCACTTCG